TTGATCTCCGCCTTGACGCTGCCGACGAAACATCCGCTCATTATCTGACATCGGCGCGTCGGATGATGGGGGTGGCATCGGCGCAGCATTAGGATTGGCACGACGCAGCGCGTTGATCTCATCTGCGAACCCAAATGACGACCCCTGATATGCCCCGCGCACAAATGCCTCCGCTCCCGAAACGGGCGGCGCGACATCCTCTCCACGTTGCGCGCGAGTGGCGAAGCCGCCAGCTAGAGGTTGAGCGGAAGGCGGCTGCACACCACGCATCTTGTTGAACGCGGATAATGCAGCATTCTGGTCGGGGGCGTCGATGCGGTAGGTTCCGCCATCTTGCCCGGTAAGCTCAAATGTCGCCATTACCTGATCCGCTGAATTTTGACGCCATCAACTTCCGTTGATCTCCCAATCTCAAGAAGCCCATCACCCGGTTTCTGCCCGCCATTGATCCGGGCTGTAGCGAGGCTATCGGCTTTGCCGAGGCCAAGCTTGATTGAGTTAAGCGCCTCCTGACGAGATGCCCTTTTCTGAGCAACCATTTCAGGACCATCGCCCGGAACCGGTATCCATGTCTTGCGAGCATACGCCCATTCCGGTTCAGTGATAGCCGCGCCAGAGTCCTTACGCAAAAGGACTGACACGACATCACGAGAAGCTTGCAGCGCAGATTGATATTCCTTCGGCCCTACAGCCCTGCCGATGTTTTCACCAAGCTCTTGCATCCCCTTCGTGCCCCATGCGAGAGGGTTTGCCCGCGCTGCTTGTTCACGATTAGCAAGGAGCGGCTCATTTGCTGAAAGTGTGTTTTCAGCCAAAACGCCGCGCTGGTAAAATGACAGATCCTTCGATTGCGATTCGGTGAGCTTTGGCTTTTGGTCGCCACCCGCAACAACCGCACCGGTGACCGGATTAACAAGCTGCTGACCTTCGCCAAGCGTTACCGGCTTCTGGCTGATATTCTTTTGGATCGACCGGACAAGTTCGCCCTTCTGGTTTACGAAGCCGATGCTGTCGCCCATGTCGATCTGCTGGAGCTTCGCACCCTCGCCAGACATTTCAGACTGCAAGCGCTGATTTCCAAGCTGAGCAGATCGAAGCTGCTCTTGCTGCAAGGCCATTTGCATGGGATCGCGACCAAGCTGCTTGGCAAGAATTTGCTGAGCAAGGGGAGCGCCATATTTGTTCGTCATGAGAGCGCCGAGGGTCTGCATGTCAAATTGCGGCTGCTGACCTTGCGGCTGCGATAGCTGAGCAAGCGTCATTGGCTGGCCCTGCTGAGGCGCGGGAGTGCTGCCGCCCGATTGCATGGGCTGGACACCGGCAAGAGGGTTCGTCTGCACTTGACCGCCGCCGTGCTGCGCGAGATAGGCCATCAGCGACGTGCCGTTGGCATCGGAGGGGTTATACTGCCCTCCGGTCTCGATGAACCGCTTTAGCCCGGCATTGCCGCCGAGGTGCGCAACCGCCTGCATGCCGGGGAGCGTAATCGTAACGCCGTTGATCTGCTGACCAATCGCACGATCAAGCCCGTTCTGTGAGATGAAATTGTTGATATCCTGCACATGCCATGCTTCTGCACGCTGCTGCAATTCAGGGGAGGCCATGAACGCTTGAGGCGTTGTGCCTTGCGGAATAGCGCCCGCTGCCGCCGCTTCTGCAAGCCGCGCCTGCCCAAACTGCGCACGCCCGAAATGCCCGACCTGCCCGCCCGCGCCAACCACGCTGTTTTGCGCGCGAAAGTTCCCGCCGCTTTCTGAGCCATAGAGCGATTGCGGGAGAGCGCCATTCATTGACCGCTGAGACTGCGCAATCTGTTGGGGGCTAGACCCCCCTTCTAGTCCCCGCATTTGTGGTGCAGCCACGCCAGCAAGGGAAGGAACACTCCCGCCGATAGCGCCCGGCTGCTGCGCCCACTTGTTGCCGAACTCATTGGCAAAGCCCTGCGATACGCCGCGATTGGCTGGCGACACCTGCGGGCCAAGCTGGCTCGTCGTGGCATTGCCGGGGTTCTGCTGCATGGGCTGGGGTTGAGGCTGTCCGATCTGCGCAAGCGGCTGATACTGCTGCGGCATCGTCTGCATCTGCTGCTGAGGCTGCATGCCGATGTTATTGCGCATAAGCAGTTCGCGGAAGGCTTCCTTCTCGCGCTCGTCGCGCATGAGATCGCCAAGTCGAGTAATGCCGCCCGCAAGACCTTGACCGCCCGCGAGGATGCCCGCTCCGATATCCATATGCAGCGCCCCTTAGTAGAAAAAGCCGGAGGCAGTTCCGCCGGACTGATTAAAGCCCGATCCACTGCCGCCACTGAAAAGCTTGCCGAGAGACCCCATCGCGCTACCCATGCCCCCGCCGCCGCCCAATGCACTGAGGCCAGCACCGAGGATGCTACCAGCCGCGCCGAGATAGCCAGCATCCCGGCTCCCCTGTGCGTTGCCAATCGTGCTGTAGTTCTGCTGATACGAATTCGCGATGTTATTGCGATATCCGCCAATCTGGCCTTCCGCTTGCATGCCGACCGATCCGAGCTTGCCGAGGTTCCCCATGTATTGCTGGAAATCCTGATCAGCGAGGTTCTGCCCGTATCCCTGCAAAGCCTTCATCGTCGCGCCACTGTTCAACCCACCACGCGCCGCCGCGCTGTTCTGGATTGCGTTTGTCCCCTGCTGCATCTGGAAATCATAGCCGGGAGAGGTGCGGTAGTTGTTGAGCGCCGTCGCCGATGCTGACTGGCCGTTCAAGCCCATCAGATCCCCGAGGGACTGGAATGCTTGCCCGCCCTGCCGGGCATAAGGAGAGAACGCCGCGATGTTCTGATTGTTCTGGTTTTCGGCAACCTGGATTGCCCCCATCGCATATTTTTTCGGCCCTTTGGACGGATCAAAAAAGCTCATGTCATGGCTCCAGAATATTTGCGGCCTCAAGGCGCGCGAGAAGGGTGTTGAATGCTGTCGTCGTGTCGCGAAGCCGGGTTTCAATCGCCACGACTTCGGCTTGTGCATATGCGGGGCTAACCGCTAGAACGGACGTGGCGAGATCAGCCATCGCGGGCTGGTCGAGGTTATTCTCCAGCGCGGCGATGCGAGACGTGTTCGCCGCGATCAATGGCGCTAGTTCAGCGTCAAGAGCCGCAATCGCCGCTTGTAGCGTCGTGGTTGCGGTTCCGGTGTTCGGCAAAAGCTGGATAAGGGCTTGAAAAACCCGATACCATGCCTGAGAAACCCGCCCGTCCGCATCCACGATCTGCATATCCTGCGGGAGCGCGATGCTGGTAAATGCCGGGAGAGCCATCACGCCACCTTGGGTTCAGCGACGATGTATGCAGCGAGGAACGCACGAAAAATGCTTGCCGAGATTGACACCTCGAAGATGCGCCCCTGCCGCCCGAATGACCCAAGCCGGGTAAATCGAACGCGCCGCGATTCCCCCTGCCGGCCAAGTTCCGCCGTCGCGCCGGTTGACCATGACTTCCCGCCATTGTCAGACCAGCGAAGCATCACAAGCGGATTGCGGTTCGGGAACTTGCCGGGAACATTCGGCAGATCGCCCCGATGATCGATCGTTTGATCCATCGTGATTTTGTCGCTATCCCAAAGCAGGGAGAGCATGTCGAACGTGATTGCCTGAGCAACAAAGCCTTCATCGGTGCCAACGCCGGTTTCAAAGTCCAGTTCCAGCGCGCTAACCGTTGCCCCGCCCGGAAAGGTATCAACAACCGGAAAGCGCACCGTGAAAATCAGCGGTTCGCCATCCTCGTCAAAGGCATCATCCGTAATGCGATAGAGGTTCGGGCTGGTTTTGGACCCGACGACAAACCGCCCGCCGAAATAGATCGCATTATTGGCTTGCCAGCGCTTCGTTACGCCGGTTTTCCGCTCAGCCCATTCGCCCGTTGACTGGTCATAAACCCACGTCCATTCGCTGGACGATATCGCGTAATACTCATGGCCCTTTGACGTGTAGGACAGGCTTTCGAGGCTGGAATAATCCCCAAGTCCCTCGATAAGCCGCTCAACCTCGTAATTCGATACCCGCTGGCTTTGATAGCCACCGATCATCTTGCGCACGAGGCCCTTGTCATCCACGAAATACAGCGATGAGCCGACCTGCTGGACCGAGTGTTTGGCACCAAGCCCGACCGTCACAACCGCGCCAGAAAGCCGCGCGAACGGAAAATCAGCGCCAGTGTTAGCCCACACCTCGATTGTCTTTGGCCCGAACAGGTAAAGCTCCCGCCCGAAGACATAGCCCCTGACAAGCCCGTCCGGGTCGCCTTCTGCGCTTGCGAAATCCAGTGCATCAATCTCGATGCCATTGAGGTTCGAGATAAAGAACCGGCCATCAGCGAGGGCGAAGATAAAGAACCCATCGAGCCATGAGACCGAGACAACATCAACGAGAATATCCGGGACATTCAACAAAGTGCATGTCGTCGCTGTCGCAATATAGACCTTGCCTCCTGCAACGATTGCGATCTGCGTGTCCGCATTGGCGTTCCGTGCCATGATGACAGGCGACGTTCCGGGGATAATGCCGAGAACCGTTACAACACCCACTGTCGTGACTTTCAGGAGAGAAGACCCCGACACGACATAGAGAAGCCCGTCAGCCTCAATCATGCCCCTGCAAAGGCCGCCATTGATCGAAGTCCAAAGCTCAAGGCCGGATGCGCCGTAGATCGGTGCGGAAGTCTTGGCGCTGTCCTTCACGGCCTCAACAAAGCCGTTGATGATCCTGGTATCCGAAGCCAGCCGGGAGCGCGCCGGGTTTGACCCCAGCGGGAGCTGAATGCGCTTGACAGCCATCAGGCCACGCCATCCCACGAATTGCGCGTCCCGCTCATTCTGGTAGTTTGCAGGGCATTATCAACCCCGAAAACTTGCCGGTCATAGAAATGACGGAGAATGAGACGATCACCCCGGCCAGCGTCACGTTCGATTATCGCGTCAACAGGGACGCCAAAAGGCTTTGCAATTCGGAGAGTTAGAACGTCTTCGATTGCTTGCAGATATTGATCTCCAGCGGCCCAGATTGCCCCAAGGCCGGAAAGCTGCGGGCTGACTTCAAGGCACCCCCTCGCTGGATACTCAGCAAGAATGCGGTTCAACATTTGCAAACAATCAATAGCATCCACGTTGGACGGTTCCTCGGTAGAGGAAATGATATTAAGCCGCTTCATTGCAGCCTTCACAATGTCCAGAGCATCAGCCATGTTTGCCACCCTAAAAAGAGAAAGGGAGAGCCGAAGCTCTCCCCTAATTATTGCTATCAGGTGCCGTAAGCGCGAACCGCAAGACGCGGATCAATCGCCTTGACCCCGTAAAGGATATCAAGACGCCACGTCGAAATGTCGCTGGACCCGTTATAGAACGGGATCACGCGAACGCTCATACCGTCATAGGACTGGCGAGCAACGTCAACCGCACCCGGAGGCGAAACCATCGGGACCATCGCAAGAGCGAATGCGTTCTTGTGGAACACAAGGTTCTGACGATAGCCCGTCCCGCCGGCGCCAGTGCCGACCGTAATGGCCGCATTGTCAGCAGGAGCCGCCGAAACGTTCTGGAACGCGCCAGACGAGATGATGGCGGGATAGATCGACAAGGTGGCCGGGCCAGTCGATGCGCCAGAAGCCGCGTCCGCAAGCACGGTGAACTGCCGGAGGAAAGGCAACGTCGCCTTCGTCACCGGGTTGACTGCAAAGACGTTTGCAATAGTGAACACGTCGCCAGCCTTGAGAATGCCAGCAGTCGAGTTCGTCCATCCATCCGTGATCAGTGAACCCGTCATGGTCGTCTTGACGGAATCATAGGTCACGTTCTGGCCCGCGCCGTTGACGAGCGGGGTGCCGGTCGCAACGCCAACGGTATGCGTCGGGATGTTCTGGGCCTGAAACGTATCAACACCCGCGATATTGCCAAGCGTTGCCGTCCGGTAGGCTCCCTTCGCCACGTCCTGCATGTAGAGGGCAGTCTGCGCGCCAATCAGGCCCCAGTTGTCAGCCGGGGAAAGGACACCAGAACGCATATCCTGCGGAATAGCCAGTTCGTCCATTCGCTCCGGCGCTTTCGCGAAATCCGAAAAAGAATTGATAGTCTGGCCGGCCGTGCCGATGAGATTTGGAACGGTGTAGTAAAGCGCCATCAGGTCACGATCCACCTGATTTGCAAGCTGAACCATTGCGGGTTTCAGCACGCGCTCCGAAAGGTCTTCGATCTTGAGGGTGAGATCAGACGAGGAGAAGCTGAAATCAACGCCCTTCTGCTTGTCAATCGTGATCGAGGTCGAGCCTTCGGTCACGTCCTGAGCCGATGCCGTAGCGCCATCGCGAACGGTGAAATCAGCGGGACGGCGGATCGAGATCGTCTCGCCCGGCGTATAGCCGTTTACGCGCTTGTCGAACTCGTTTTCGTGACCGCGATGGACAAGACTTGCCATCACACAGTTGTTCTTGAGGATCGAAAGCGCTTCCTTCGCAACGATGGAAGTCGTCAGAATAGAGTTTGCCATTTAAGGCCTCCTACCGAGAATTTCGCTTGAGATAGGCAGCGTGATATTGCGCCATATCCATATCTTCAGGCGACGTGTTTACTTGAGAGCGGGCCTTGATCGCCTGAATTGGCGCGGGCGCTTTGCTCTCGGTGCGTGGTTTCGCGGGGGAAATGCTTGCTTCGATCCGGCCAAGCTCTTTGGCGGCCAGCAAAGGTGGCATATTCGCGATTTTCAGGGAAAGCTCGGGGTTTTTCGCCAGATGATAAGCCAGCGCAGGCCCTCGATCACTTGCTCTGATAACGTCAAGCATGGCATCAGAAGCCGGAATTTGATCCGCCTCTGCCATCACGTCATCGTAGTCCGGAATAGCCTTACGGGCCTCGGCTTCACGTTCCGAGAACCCTTTAGCGATATCCCGCTGCACGCTTGCTTGATCGCGGCCCATCAGCCGTTCCTCAAGCTCGCGAATTTTTGGCGACATTCGCTGTTCAGCTTCCCAAACCGTTTTTGCGGAAAGCCACGCGAAATAGTCGCCGTTGAAATCTTCCTCTTTCGGAGGGGCGTCAGTCGATACCGGGGCAAGTCGCTGCTGATCCATGAAGGACCGAAGCCGCTCTTCTGCCGCCGCACGCTGCGCAATCTCGCGATCTAGCCGCTCCCTGAGCCTTGCTGATCCGCTTGGCTTTTTCTTGGGCTGGCCTTGGTCGCTTTCTTCGCTGTCGTCAGACGCTTCCGCTTCTGCGATAGATGCATCCTCAACCGCAGTTTCCGCGTTTACCGTTTCGGCAGTTTCCAGCACAGTTGCGCCAGCATCCGCTCCCGCCGAGGGAACGTTGTTTTCATCAGACATATTGGGCCTCTTGAAGCCAGCGATGAACGCCAGCGGTTACATTGCCAGAAGCAATGCGATTAGCGCGTCCTCATCTTGAGCGCGCCTCACAGCCATAGCCGTAAGCTCTGCCTGACGTGCGGCTTCCGCCAATGCCGCTTTGGCATCAGCAAAGGCCACCTGCCTTGCTTGTTCGTCACTCGCAGCCTTAGCCGCAATATCTTCTGAAAGCCGTCTCTGCGCCTCGATGATAGCCGCACTGGCTATCTCTCTAGACGTTGCTCCAGCGTAGTCCTGCTTCGGGAGCGAAGGTGTTGCACGCGGAACGGGCTGCGCAATATGATCACTATCGACCGGGTCGAATATATCTTCCGTGGAATATTCCGGCGCGATTGGCACCCGCCGTGAGCGGTAAGGCTGTAGATGCCTGACGCGCTCTTTTGAACCCGGCCAGATTACCTCTGTAGGGCTGGCATCCTCAACAGGTGGAACGATAACCGAGTTTAGGTCTGCCACCCTGAGCAAGAGTGACATAGCGGATTATTCCCAAGCGTAAACGAACGTCACGACATGCGCGACTGTGCCGGTCACGCCTACAGTGCCGATATGCTTCGTCACAAGCGCGACGAATTCTCCGGGGTTGACGTAGATCGGGGCGTCTCCGAAATCAACGAATGCGCCACCGGGCTGAGAAACCAGCGTGGAGACCGCCTGAGCAGCCGTCACAAGCTGCGTAAACTGCGCGAGAGGAACACGACGCGGGGCCTTGGCTGTAGCGGTCGCGAACGATGCGCTTTCTGCCGTGGCTAGGTTCACATTTGTATGACCGAACGCCAGCACATATTGAGCGACGTAGGGGCCGCCAGCAATGACCGTCTGGACATGCGATGACAGGCCGATGCCGCGAATGACGAGACGCCGCCCTTGAACCGCTGCCGTGCCAGCGGGAACCTGATACGAGCAGATGATGCCATCGGTATTAACCGCAAGAGATACGGTTTCCCAGAACTGTCCGCCGAGGCCGGTGCCGAGTGCCGCCGTGGTATTCGTCGGGACAGCAGCGGCCGGGTTGACGTTGTTCGCATAGTTGGCAAGAGAGCCTATCGTGCCCCCAGAAAGCCCTTGGTATGATCCAAGGACGCGATTTCCAACAACGGAAAGTCGATCTGCATATTGCGGGCCTCGCGCCAGAACGCGATAACCCTTCACCAATGCCTGACAGGCTGAACCGGCAGCGCCGCCAACGATGGCATGGCGGATCGACCAAGGCAGAGCGCGGGACAGGCAAGGTCCATCCTCGCCAATCGGTGTCGCCATTTCAGCATAGAGAACATTGTTGATCCAGAACGTTGTCGAAACATTGTTCGACTGGATCAGGAAGCGATAAACCTGGTTGGTGTTGTAGACGAACGTTCCCGTCCCTCCAGCAAGCGGGAAAACGCCTGATTGCGTCTCGGTTCCGTTCTTGTTGATCACTCCGAACATGCCGCTGGAGGTCATGCGAAAGTGGATACCATCAAGCGGCGCGAAAGCAGTCGATGCCCCGCGCTGGAAAAGGCCGAAGTCAATGACCGTGTTCGCATTCGGCTGAGCCGTGAAGGCCAGCGCAGTTTCCGCAACAATGGTCTGAGACCCGCCGACCGGAAACATAGCGAACGTGCCGAACGTCATGCCGGTCGTCGTCGTCGTGATATTGCCGGAGTTGGTCAGAAGCCCTGCTGCCGATTCCGTTGCGGTCAGCGTCGTGAAGGTATGCGAGAATTTTCCCGTATTCTGCGCTGTATCGGAGAACGTCTCCATATCGAGCAGATTGTCATGAGAAACCCGGAGCCGGTAATCGGTGTCAACCTCGGGTGACAGCATATCGCGAGCGCCGGTCGCCGTGCCTCCGTCAACTTCACTGAACATAGCAGGGGCGTTTGCTACCCCGCCGCCAAAAGCCACGCCAGCGGCGTTATAGCCGGGCGTGACGACAAGCGCATTCTTGTTCGCATCCACCTCTTGCTTGTTGCCAGACGCCCCGCCAACCATGTTCGCATCAAGTGCCATGTGAATTCCTTAAACTGACCAAACCCACCGGACCTTGAACAATCCAGTGAGCTTTTCGAGCGAGCGCCCGTAGATTGTGAACCCGACGCCGTTCGTTGCCGCCCCGCATGTGAGGCTGATGAAAACAGGCGCATATTTGTGATCGGATGCAGTATGATCGGCGGTCGCATCATCTGCCATGATCCACGCTTCTGCGCTCGCCAATGACGTGATATCGGTCTGCCCTGTTACCGCAACGCTGGCCTCGTTCGATCCGGGGTGAGCGCCGAAATCAATCTCGACCGCGCCAACGCCAGACGCCATTACTGCACACTCTCAATGCCGAGAACATTCCCGCCCGCATCGCGGATAACCCGCTTGGGCGCGGACAGAGTTTGCGCAATCATTGCCATCGCGTTTGCAACAGCTTCATTCGTCTGGGCCTGAGACTGGACGATGATATTGAGCGCCTCCGCAACTGCGCTTGTCCCGTCCGCGTCAGCGACTTGGCGAGCACCATCAGCCGCAACCTCATTGCTCATATCGTGTTCGGCCCGCTTGGCATGATGAGCCATCGCTGTCTCATGCTGTTTGGCCTCAAGCTGCAATTCGATTTCGGCACGCTTCTTTTCGAGATCAAGCGCCATTTCCTGTTGCTTCATCTGCAATGAGGCTTGGTTTTCGGCCTGCTTGGCTTGCATCTGCATTTCAAGCTGCATCTGCGCCGCTTGCATCGGGTCGGGCCCTTGCTGACCGCCCTGCGCTTGCTCGCGTAGCCCCTTGAACCGCTCCGCAATCTCGTCAGCGTAAGGCCAGTCCTGAATGCGGGCGTAGAGATCGCCAAACAGCATGAAACCTTGCGGCCCAGCGGCTTGCATCATCGTCGTCATACCCTCGCGGGCTTCCTCACGCCGCGTTGTGTAGCTGGGGCCGCTGTCGATCACGACATCATATTTCCCGGCTGTAAGGTCGAACTGAACGCCGCCCAACTCGTCAGGAGCATTGACCTTAACCTGCTCCTCAGTCCCGTCCCTGCCCATTACCCGAACAACGCGCGCCGTATCGTAATAGTGAGGGATCAGATCGACGAGGATGCGCCCGGTATGAGCAACCGCACGGGAAAAGTTATCGAAAAATACATAGGTCGCAACGTCGCCCTCGCGCTGGCGAGCCATGATGGCCTTGCCGGAAGTCTCGTTTGAACGCTCCCCAAGAGACGCATCATAAAGCCCTGTCGTGGCCTTCAAATCCTCGACTGCAAACGCAACGCCAGCATCGAAGCCGGTAGAGTTTTGCGGGGGCAAAGCACGAGACGGGGCTTGCCCGCCGTTCGACGGGTCAGGCTCATATCCGAGATATGGAAGCGGCGTCTTGTTGCTGTTTTCCCAATCTGAGAGATTTTCGGCAAAATTCTTGTGCGTCCCGATGAAGGGGACGCGCGGCTGGAGCGCGACAAACTCGGTCTGCGCAGTCCGCCAATAATTGTAAAGCCGCTGCGCATCCTTCGCGTTGCGGATCAGAGATTTGCGAACCGTGCGCTTTTCAAGCTGGATTTCCTCACCAGCAACCCGAACAATCGGGATGAACTTTCCCGGCCATTCAGTAGGACCGTCAAGAACATCCTTGCCTGAAATCAGATACCGGCAAACCTTATGGCTATCCCGAACAACCTGCTTTTTGATCATGCCCGCATATTGCGCGGCAGTTTCTTTCGTGATCTCAACCGTTTCGCCAGTCTCAAGCAAGGCAATCGTGCGCTTGACAGGCTTTTTCACCCAATACTCAGCAACGCGAACCTGATCAATGCCGAACCATTCATCTCCGGTCACGTCCGTTGATTCGATATCAGTTGCGGCAAAGTCAGGGTATTCGGCCTTGAAATCGCCAAGCGGCATGTCCTGCGTAACAAAGCAGTATTGAGCGTCTTCGCGTGTCGGCAATTCAGCAGCCGGGTCCCACAAAACGCCAAGACCATTCCGGATCGGGATAAGCTTGAGGTCTTGGTCGAACGTGTCATCGTCGGCATAATCAGCAAGAATGCGCCAATGACCGATACCCGCCGTAACCTGGCTGTCCAACCCGCAGAAGTATGCCGCACGTCCATCAGACGTGTTCTCAATCTGGCGAACAATGCTTTCCAGAATTTCCGCGTTCTTTGGGTCCGTCTGATCGTCAACCGGATTGATTTTGATCGACGGCTTGCTCATCCGCATGTCGCCAGTCACCTGACGAACAAAGCGCGGGATCTGGTTCAGGGTGAGACATGGCCGGTTTTCAGCTTGACGGGCCGCAACGTCGCGGCTGTCCCATTGGTCGCCAGCATAGAATTTCAGGTCTTCCCAACCGGCCTGAATATTCTCTTTGTCGGCATCATAGGCCAAGCGCCATCGCTTTTTGGCAAGTTCAATGACTTCCTCAAGATCGGTGCCGAGGCCCTCTTCGATTTCGGCCTTGGCAGTCTCGTCAGATTTCATCAAACTTTCCTAGCCATAATTTGGCGTGATCTCGCTTGGAGACACTGCTCTCTGAAATTAACAGCATCCCACCACTCTTTAGATTTAAAAGGATGCTGGATCGGCTTCATGCCCTGCTCTTTGCAGTAATCTCTCAACCGAGAAATCATTTGAGATACAGCATCCTTGCAGACCATCAGCCCATCCAGCCCCTAATCGTCTGCCGTTGTGGTGGCGATTTCTTCTCGCCAGTGACGGCGTAACGGATCATCATCAGCGCATAGCGAGTTGCTGAAATCAGGTCGTCACGCTCTTTCACGATTTTGCCGTCCTTGCGGTGGTAAAGCCGCATTTCCTCGAAGAACTCGCCAACGGTCGAGAAAACCTTGAACCGGCCCGTCTGCATCCGGTCCAGCATATCCATCAGGCCAGCCTCAACCGAGTTTGAACCATCCTCGAACGTTGCTCGCTCGTGCAGCATAGCCAGCCCTTGCGCGCGATACTGCGTTGCGAGGTTTTCGCCCGCCGCCGTGTCGTTATTGCCATCGTGAGGCCATGACCAAGGAAGCCAGAGGCCCCACGGCTTGATTGCCGCCGCGTGGATGATCGGCGTTGCCTCGCGCTGGCGATAGCCCTTGGTCAAATAGATCACGTCCGCGTCACGATCCCATGCGAGACACGCTGCCGCTGTAGGGTGATCCCATCCGAAGTCGAGACCGCCGATCTGAACCCAATGCTTGGGGATTTCAAACGGATCGATGCGAAGTAGATCCTCCTCAACCGGGAAGATGCGGCCAGAACCAAGCGACGGAACACCCTTCGTTCTGGCCTCCCGCTCATGAGGTGGATAGCTCGCGATGATCTTCGCTCGCTCCTCAGGCGTGTAATGCTCAGCATCATCAATCGTCATCGTGGTAACGACGCGATCCGGGCTATCCTCCAGGATATACCGCGCCACCACACTCGACATGCCCTTGAGCGGCGTAAACGTCACCGCGA